GTAGATAGTCTTAGACCTCTCTTCCTCTTCCCTTATGTGCGCTGCAAGTTGTTCTTGCAACTTAAAAAACTGGGTGAGCTGGCTGACAATGTCGGCCATGACTTGGGTTTCGTCAACGGCGACGTATTTCTCTTTCGCCACAGACTTGGGGCTTGCGGCGGGCGCTGTTCCGAAGAGCTTTTGCCAAAAACTTCTGACTTGCTTTGCATCTGAGACAACCTCATCAACAGTTTTCTTGATCTCCATGAAAGACGTTTTGGCGTCTTTGTAGAGTTTGCATCCTTGCTTAATGGCGGCAACGCAAGCGTTGGCAGCGAAAAGAATTGATAAAGGATCAATTTACAGCCCCAAGATCTTTTTGATCAATTCGCCGGCAAAGCCTGGGCCGAGCAGCACAGCGCCGATGACGACGTAGAGCAGATACTCTATGCGCGTCATGCGCTTGTCGCCTTCAACAAATGACTTTTCTATCGCGGTGTAGCGTTGGGCGCAGATCGCCTCATGCACCGCAAAGTCTTTTTCTAAATCGCTCATGATGCTGGTATGACTACTGTCTCAGTTGGTGTTGCTACAGCCGCTGTCTGTGCTTGTGCTTGCGCCACCACCGCAGCATCATGCGCTGCTTGTTCTTCGGCGGTGTATTCCACCTGTGTGGAAACGCCTGTTTCGCAATTAACTACGATTCTGTGTGTCATTTTTTATCCTTCGTACATGATGTTTACTGAACCAAGGTCATATGCGTCTGTGCCGTTGGTGGTGGTTATGCGTATAGCGGTTAACGCAGCAGCTAAAGAAATTGATGCACCCATGTAGTTAATGTTTGCCCCCGCATTTTCCCCTAGCACGCCACTACCCACCCATGTATTACCAGATATATTTGTGATGGTTATTACTCCAGACCTTATATAAGCTGCCGAACCAACTCCACTTAACCCTATTCCTGCGGTTGGATTTATGATAGTACCGTTAGTTGCTGCTGAACCAATATAACCAGTTGTTGTATATGTTGTTGATCCAGTGCCTAACTGAATAAGGGGAATAGAAGTACCGTTAGTTGATACGCCACTGAACATCACAGTAATGCGCTTCACCCATGACGGAATAGAAGTAAAGTCAATGCTTGTACCGCTGGTAGATGCAACAGCAGTGCCAGAGGTAATCCCCAGTACCGCGCCTGAATTGATCGTGACGCTTGCTGACCCGTCTAAAACTATGCTCATGGCATGACTCCCTTAATTTCATCTACTGTGGTCGCAGCGTCGATGGCTGTCTGCATGGTTGCGTACTTGGCTCTGACTGCGGCCCGTGCTTCTTCAGCAGCAACGGCTTCAGATGGAATGGTCGCCTTGATGTCCAAGGGCTTGAACTCTTCAGCACGTGCCTCACGGCGCTTGACGTGAGCTATTGCCTTGGCTTTGTCTATGTTGATGGTGATCATGCTTGGCTCCGATTTGCAAACCATGCCTCATGGCCAATGCCATAGCCTGCTGGTTCGGTAAAGTCTGCTTCCCACGCCGCCCAAAATTCATACGATTGAGGCATATCAGATGTGTTAAGAATTAAATATGGCTTTCCTGCTGGGACATCCTTTTGGGCAATATCTTCTATTGCCAATCCACATTCCAAAGCAGGGTAAACAATCGCAATTGTTCCGTCGTCATTTGGGTAAATAATCTGTTGTGTCATGTTTGCCCTCTTATCTAAAAACAGCAACGCCGTTATCAGTTGAATCAGTTGATGAACCAGCTACGTTTGAGGTTAAAAATGTAAACGCCGATGTTGTCAGCGTCCCTTGGCTTAAGCCGGCTATTGATCCGTTTCTAGTCGTAGTAACTGCTGAATAATTTGCATCAACCAATGCAGAAGCAAAATTAACTGTGTAGTTTCCTGTGCTATTTCTTGTGACACTTGAAACATTACCAGAGCCTGTTCTTGTGCCTGTTGCGCCAGCAAAACTTACCCAAGCACGGCAGGCGTATGCAGTAGCGGCAGAACCGTAGCCTGAATTGAATTTCAACACGCCAGCAGAGTCAAAACCCAAAGCTGTAGTGCCGTTGGTTTGGAAGTCCAAAGCTCCAGAGGTGTCAGCGGTCTGGACAAGACCCGCAGATGTTGAGGCGTTAATCGTTGTTGTCATGTATTAGCCCTCGTACAGAATGTTGATTGACCCAGCGTCGAAGGTGTCAGTGCCGTTTACAGTTGTGATACGGACAGCGGTAAGTGCGGCAGCAAGGGCAATAGAACCTCCACTTATAACAATTGTCGCGCCAGCACCTGATGAAATCATTCCAGTACCAACCCATGTATTTCCAGTTATATTTGTAAAAATAAACTGCCCTGTTCTAGCGTCTGCCGCGCCACCAAAATATGTACCAAATCCCGTTGTAAATGAAGCCGCAACAATACCCGCTGCATTTTGTTGATAACTATATGAAGTTACATATCCTGTGGTTGTATAGGTAGTTGAACCTGTACCAAATTGAACTTGTACTGGTGAAGTGCTGTTAGTTGATACACCGTTAAACATCACAGTAATACGCTTCACCCAAGCAGGCAAGCCAGTAAAATCAATGCTTGTGCCGCTAGTAGATGCTTGAGCAGTCGCCAATGTATTTAACGACATTGTGCCGGTGGCTGCTTGGACTGAGATTGTGTTAGTACCAGCAACAGTAGGTACAGACATTGTTACCGCGCCGCTGGTGTCGCCTGATAGGACAAGAGAACTCATATATTTCCTTTACAAAACAACCCAGCGCGAGCCGGAAGGTAAGGTGACAGTGATGCCGCCGTTGATCGTGATCGGGCCAGTGCTCATTGCGTTAAAGCCGCTGCTGACAGTGTAGCTTGTGGTGACAGTTTTGCCGTTTTCCACAAACACTTGGTCAGCGCCGCCGCCTGTTGCGCCACCACCCAAAGCACCCCAAGCTGATGAATTGTAGCCCTCAAACTTGTTGGTCGTGGAGTTGAAACGAACCATGCCGGTAGTTGGCGTGGGGCGTTGCACAGTGGTGCCTACGTTCAGTTTGGCGGCTCCTGTGCTTGATAAGCTGAGCTGACCGCCAATTGTGACCGTGGTGGAGAACGACGCCGCGCCAGTGACTGATAAGACACCAGTGACTGACAGCGTGGAAAACGAGCCGGTGTTGGGTGTTACGTTACCAATCGGTGGGGGCGACGCCAAAGACAGCGCATCCAAGGGAATGGAGATGTTGTCCACGGTGTAGAGCAACACGTCCGCAGCGGTCTTGACCACAAATTTGTATACGGTGGTGTTGATCAACCAGATATTGGCTTGGCCGTAAGAGTCCAAGATGATCGGGTTGGTGTTGGCCGTACCAGCAGACGAGTCGGTATAGGTAGCGATAGGCGTCGTGGTGCCTCCCGCATACGTGTAGATTTTGCCGCCAACGAGAGGCAGGCCATCCGTTCCGAAGATCTGCTGTTTGGGGGAGGGGGTTAAACCAGCCATGTGTTTACCTCAAGTTGTTTTGATTATCGCCACCCAGCAACTTGTTGCGGATAGCTTCACGGGTTTTTGGGCCTTGGCCACCAGTAGACGTTGGGCGCGACGCACGAAGATTATCTTCCAGAGCGGTCAACAGGTCGAGCATCTGATCGCGTCTAGCACCTGCTTCAAATTTAGCTTGCGCGCTAGTTGCGCGTTGGGCGATTTCATCAAACGCTGCCGCTTTCTCTTTTGCTTTGGTGTAGGTTTCCGCAATCCATTGCCGATCCATTGCTTTGTTGGCAATTTGTTTGTCGGTCAATTTGCTGAGTTCAGGCGCGGCTTGTTCCAAGCTGACGCGGGTTCTGTCCCACATCACTTTTTCTGGTGCGGTCATGTCAAACATTTGGCCAGCCGCCACCTTGCGAGACGCCTCAGACAGCGACGCGGGCTGAGGCAAACCTTGGCCTTGGGCTGGTTGCTCACCAATGACGACGCCGCCTTTGGTGACTTGCCGGCCAGCGGCCTCGCGAGCGGCTTGCTCTTGCGCGGCTCTTTCTTCCAAAGCCTTTTGCATGTTGTAGTCAAACTTGCGTTGCTCACCCACGGTACGCATGGTGGACTCGCCGCTAGGCGCTTCCAATTGAGGCGGCATGGGTTGCACACCTGTTCTGACTTCAGGTTGGGGTCTAGCGTATGTCCAATTTGGCGTGTAGGCTTGTGGTGGTGGGTTGACCAAAGCGTTGACGGGGTCAAAGATGGCCAAGTTGGACGTGCCAGGCTGAAGGTTGTTGACAATCGGCTGACGAAAGTCAGGTGGCATGGCTTTAGAGGCTTGGAAACCTGGCTTGGCCATGCCTCTGGCCAGCGCGCCGCTTGCAACATTACCTGCCGTTGCGCCTGCAACCATGCCATAGTAAAAAGGAATTCCTGTAGCTTGCGCCAAAGTGCCGCCCGCTACGCTGGCGTAGCCAGACCGAGGAATTGTTTCGCGCCATACGGGCTCATTCAATACGCCGCTTCTTGAAACTTCAGGATAGTTGGCCGCGACGTTGCCGATCTTGGCCAAAGTGCCGGTCAATGGTTTGCCTTCAGCGGCCATTTTGGCAATGACTTGCGGGTCAAGTTGGCCAGTTGCAAAGTTGGTGGCGCGCTCGTAATCGTACGTCTTGGCCAACGCTGTGCGAGCGTTGCGGAAAGCGCCCAACAATTTAGGGTCGTTGCCAATATTTGACTCGATCATGCTTTCCAAAGTATTGGCCACGCCCATGTTCATGTCGGCTTTGGCAATTGCTTCAGGCGCAGGCGGCGCAATTCCTTTGGATTGTTGGTTATAAATGGCTTGAGCATCTCGACGACGAGCGCGGATACTGTCCACCAAGGTTTTGCCGTCTACGCCTTGAGCGAGCTGTTCTTTAACCGCGTCCAACAACGAATTAGCAGCGGCGGCTTGGCCAGTGTCACCAACCAAAGGCTGGACACGCATACCTTCCAATTGCGCCATTGTGTCGGCGGTCGGCGCAAGAGACGGTATGTTACGCACCGCGTCGTAAGGTTTGCTTACTTCGGGACGAGAGCGTGACATTTCAAACGCTTTGGAGTCCAAAGTGGTTGTTGGTGGCAAACCCAAATCTTCTTTGGCTGCCGCAGTAAATTTGCCTTGATTGTTTTGCGCTAGCTTAGTGTTTAACGTATCCGAACCTACCGTTGCCACACGCAATTTGTTGCCTGTTGTTGGGTTAGATACCGCTGGATTGAGCGCAATACCTAAGTCCAACGCATCCTTGGCCGCGTCAATACGAGGCGCATTCTGATAGCTTTGAAGCGAACGCTCTTGAGCAATACGAGCATTGCGAGCGGCAAGAGGTGCAGTGGCCATGCTTTTGCCCGCTTGAGCAACATCGCTGGTGGCGCGAAGCGCAGGCGCAAGCGATGCGGTAAACCCCATAGGATTCATGTAGGGTGGAATTTTTGACGCTTCAAATGCCTTACCAACGCCTTCAACAGCTTCTTGAGCTATTTGTGTGCGAGGTTGGTATGTAATTTCTTTGCCAACAGCACGTTGGAACTCAGGGCCGCCAGCACCGGCCAAATAAGTGACCGGCGCAGAAAGAATGTTTGCGCCAACAGCAAACGGCGTTTCAATTACGCCGGATATTTTTTCACGCAACGTCAGCGGCTTTTCAGGCGCGGGTGGTGCCATGTTTGGGTTGACACCTGGTATTTGGTCAACTATTGATTTGCGCGCGCTAGGTATTCCGCTAGGCGCGGGTGCGGGTTTGCCACCATCAAGCGCCATTACGTCTTTACCAAAGTCTTTTTGGGCTCGCGCTTGCACCATGTCAGGTGTCAGATTATCCGGCGCGTTTTGGTACACATGGCTAGTGCCATCGCTAAATGTGACTGTTATATCGCGGGCCATTACCAGTTACTCACGGTTGCGCCGGACTTGGTCGCCGCAGGCGCGGCAGTGGGTGCAGCTGTCGGCGTTGATTTTTTCAACAACTCACGGGTTGCAGGCGACAATTTCTTTTCAAAGTCTTTGCGGCCAGTACCTGTTTCATATTGTTGAGCCAAACTGGTAAGTTGACCACCTAACAGTTCGCGGTATGTCGCAATAACTTGTCTTAACTGTTCAGGGCCGTTGGCCGATTTGATGTTGTCTGCTGCTTCTTTACGTTCGGTAACGCCGCCGCCGTTTTGAACGACAGCTTTTATAACCTCGGCAGCCACCAATTGCTTGGCCGCGTCAAAACTGGTTGGTGCGGCAGAGCCAGTGGCTCTGGCAAATGCGTTGCCTGCGGCGTTCACAATTCGAATATCGGTGTTGGCCAAATCGCCAGCCAACTTATCCATAGTTTCCAAGTGATTGAGCGCGGTGTTGTTGGCGGTCACACGTTTAGATGACGGGCCTGCACTAAAGTCTTTAAGCGCAGCGGTTTGCGATGCTACGTCTTGTTTACCTTGTACAACATTGGTAGCTGCTTGCGCCGCAGTTGTAGTGCCGCCGCCCATAGATATTTCTTGGGCGCGATTCAAAATTTGTGTTCTTGCATCGGCGGCTTTTTTGCCCATACCTAACGGCGGCATAGCACCTGTTTGCAAATACACGTTGGCCATCATGTCAATGGTGTCAGGCTTAAAGCTACCTTGATCGTAATCTTGCTTATATTTATCTTGAGCCAATTTAAGATGCGCGCGTTGAATGTTAAGTTCAGCTTGCGTTTTGTTAATTTGTGTATCGTAAATTTTACGATTTGGATCGTTAGGTGGTAACGCGTCACGTTCTTTGATCAACTGAGCCAATTGACTTGGAGCGTTTTGAGTTTCTTTTTGAATCGCGCTTACATATTGCGCACGGCGCAAATCGCCTTCAGGCAATGCATCCAATTCAGCTTGCATTCTGGCCAAATTAGTAGGTGTAGCTGGCGCTTTGACATACACATTGCCTGATGCATCTGCAAGACCGACGTTAGGTATAACGTGAGGTGTTTGCAAAGTCTTGAGTTCAGCTTCTTTTGAAGACATTATTGCTTTTGCGCGGGGGTCTTTCAGTAATGAAAGTTCAAGAATATCTTTTTTCAACTGAGCAATTTGAGCGGAGCCTGATGCGGGTGCAGGCGCAAGGTTAGCTCCAACAGGGGGTACCACAGGGGCTATGGGAGTCACCACAGAAGCTACGGAGGGCGCCGCAGGAACAGGGGCAGGCGCAAGTTGGTTAGCCGCAGACGTATCTATGCCATAAGTGCCAGATCCTAATTTATTAACTGTTTCAGGCTGCTGGCGCATCATTGATGGCATTGCTGGTGCAGTAGGCGTGGCGCTAGGGTTTTGACGATTAACGTAATCTTCAAATAATTTCTTGTCTTGAACTGCTTGCATGAGCGTGTAGCCGTGCTGCGCCACATTAGGATCAGGATGCGTTGCCATCATCTTGGCGGCTTCTTCAATATCCAATGGGCCGCCATTGTCGGCAATGGCTTTTTGCATTTTGTCTACATAATCCGCATTGCGTTGCAATTGTTGCAATTGCATGCCCGCAACTTTTTGCTGAGTTTCAGCGCCGCGCATTTGTTGTTGCGCGGCCAAAATGTTTTGCACTTGACCGTATTGAGCCAACGGATTATCAAGTTGAATCGGTTGAACGCCAAGTGAAATTCTGGGGTCGATAGCCATTTTTTAATCCTTAAGGCAAATACGGACTGTTTTGTGCGTTACGCGTCGCTAATGCATTTGCTATGTTTTGGTTGTTTGTGTAATTTAAATATTGACTCAAACCACCAGTAATTGCGTTTGCTCCGCCAACATACCCAGATGCCCGCGCGGCGGCGGTGTTTGTAATGTCGTTGCCGACATTGGTCGCCATGTTTTGGCCAGCAGTACCAAGTGTATTGGCTGTGGTTTGAGCCATGCCAGTTAATGACTGCAATGGATTTAACCGAGCCGCGCGTTCAGTCTGATAGCGGTTAAATGCGTTGGTGTACTCTTGCGAGCCGTAATCTTGGCCAAACCGTTCAAGAGCTTTGCCAGTAGCGCCAGACAGCAAACCGCCGCGAGCCGCAGCAGATCGCTCTAAGGCTTTTTGGCCTTCGCTTAACCTAAAGGCGTACCCTGGGTCAGCTTTAAATTGATCCATGCCAAAAGGCGTGTATTTGGAAGCGGCTACCAGCTCAGGCAACGCATTGACGCCTACGTCATAGAAAGGCTTTTGCCGCGCGACATTCTGTTGGTACTGTTGGTTTTGCAGTTCAGCGGCGCGGTCTGACGCGGCGGCTTGCGTATTAGCTGCTTGATTTGCTGCGTTTGAGCCTAGCAGCGAACTGCCTACAATTGCGGCGGGGATCATCCAAACCATATCAAACTCCTTCGCTCAAACAGTGAGCAATATCATGCACTTGTTTTGCGTTAACAGGCGCGATTACTATTTCATCAACTTCATTCTCATCTGTACATTCGGTTGCATGAATGCAATACCAAATGACATCAGTCAAAGACCGAACCCCATGATGCTTACCAGCTTGAATTGTTAAACAAGCTGGCGCGTGTAATTCTGAGCGTTTACCATCAACAATCAATTCAATTGAACCTTTAGCCAATACTGACAAATGGTCATGTTTGTGGGCGTGTTGCACCAACCATTTGTCAGCCGGAATGATCGTTTCTTTGGCGTAAACACCGCCGCCAAAATGATGCTTAACTTCAGGTTCAATAAACTTCACGAAATTTCCCTTCCGCTTACGCGCATGTTGATGGCGCTGGCTGTGCCTGCAATTGTCGAGATAAACCCGCCAGAAGGCAAGATCTGCCCGACAAGTTCAGGAAAAATATACGTTTCGGACGCGGCCAAGGTACGTTGTTTGATGACTAAGTTGTTGTTGCCAGCGGCGTCTGTGGCTGTGACCAAGTTGATGCTGATGGTGGCGGATGAGCCGCTGAAATTAGTGGCTGTGAATTTGTCAATAATCGTAGTGACGCCATTGGCAATATATTGCGTCGTCTGAGTTGCCTCAACAACTTTGGCTGGAACTAGATTTTTGGCGGTTACAGTCATTGAAGCACCTTTTACAAAATAACCCAGCGGGAGCCTGACGAAACTGTCACTGCTTGACCGCTAGCAACGGTGATCGGCCCAGCCGACATGCCTGAATTTCCAGTGGCTATAGTGTAACTCGCCGCCACGGTTTTGCTGTTGACTTGAATACCATTGCTAGAAACATGCACCGACGACGTAAATTCACCTGTGGACGGCTTGTACAGCAGTTTGGTATTGCCCGTATATATCGTCGAAAGCGAGCCAGAAGTCGCGGCGGCAAACGTGGGGTAAACATTGGTGGCTGTGGTCGTGTCGTTGGTAATCGTCGCCCCGCTGCCAGTAGCCACCGCCCATGTTGCCGTGGTTCCGTTGGATGTCAGGACGTAGTTATTTGCGCCAATCGCCAGCCTGGTGGCGCTGTTGGTGCCATTTCCAATGATCAGGTCGCCCGTGCTGGTAATAGGCGACAAGGCGTTGAATCCCGCGCTGGCGGTCGATTGGCCTGTGCCGCCGTTGGCGATAGCCACAATACCAGTTACGTTTGACGCCGTGCCCGTGGTGTTTTGATTGAGTGTAGGCACATCGGCGGCAGCAATCGTTCCCCAAGACGGCGCGGCAGAAACGGAACCAGTACCAGTCTGAACCAAAAAATTCTTGGTGGATGTTGTGTTGCCAGCCAAACGAGAATTGGTATTTGTTGCACTGCCATAGATCAAGTCACCCAATGTGGTGACTGGCGACAAGGCGTTAAATGCCGCGTTGGCGCTTGTTTGGCCGGTACCGCCGTTAAGGATAGGCAGAGCCGTTCCTGAATACGTGATAGCCAAAGTGCCGGATGAGGTGATTGGCGAACCAGTAACCGATAGGAACGACGGCACGGTGGCGGCAACCGAAGTGACCGTGCCGCCAGGGTTGCTCGAGTTAATTGTCTGGTTTGGCCAAGTGCCTGTAATGGTGACGTTGGTGCCCGCCACCAAAGCAGGTGAAGTCGTACCAGTACCGCCGTTGGCTATGGCCACGACGCCTGTTACGTTGGACGCTGTGCCCGAGGTGTTTTGGTTAAAAGTTGGCCAAGTAAACGTGCCGGTGCTGAAATTGCCTGATTGCGGTGTGCCAAGAATTGGCGTCACCAAAGTCGGGGAAGTGGCAAACACCAACGCGCCAGAACCTGTTTCATCGGTAACCGCAGACGCCAAATTGGCGCTGGTTGGCGTGGCCAAGAACGTCGCTACCCCAGTGCCCAAGCCTGTGATGGAACCCACCGCAGGTGTAACCGTAGTGTTTGTGACGCTGGTTACTTGGCCTTGGGCGTTTGTTGCAAAGACAGGAATCTGCGTTGCCGAACCGTAAGTGCCTGCGGTGCCGATATTGGCAATCGAAAATTGATTGGTAACTAGGGATAACCCTGTACCAGCGGTGTAAGTTTGCACTGCAGCAAATTGCAAAAATACAAGCGCCGTAGTGCCCACGGTAATTGGCAATGGGGTTTGTTGAACCCAAGATGTATTGGCGTTGGTTGTGCCAGACAAAATTAGGAACAAGTCACCTTGGTCAATTTCATTGATGCCTGTGCCGCTGGTGTCGTAATCGGTAGCGCGCGTCAGAATGTACGGAAGCAGCGCAGTACCTGCTTGAGTCAACGTATACGCGCCGTTGTTTGCGCCGGTCAATTCATTTTTTACCAATATACGTTTGCCAACGTCGCCCACAACAAACGTGTATCCATCAATGGTCAGCGTTCCTACCGCTACCGCCGTCAAGGTTGCGCCGACGCCGCTAGACCCGTTGTTGTACGTGTTAGCGGATAAAGCAGCCGTGGTGGCGTAATTACACGCCGCATGGAAATTGATGCCGGTGGCAATGCTGTCAGCGTAGGACTTGTTGACAATATCGTTGCTGGACGACGGTGCGGTCGTAATTGTGCCAGTCGTCAAAGCAATTGATGTAATGTCAGTATTGGCTCCGCTAGCCGCTGCCCCCAATGATGTACGGCCTGTGGACGCTACCAGATTGGTCGCGCCGCCGTCCCATTGCAACCGTTCGGAATACGCCGTATCCCAATTAGCTTGGCTAGCGGTAGTTGGAAGTGAATATCCACTGGCGTAAGTCAGCACAAAAGTGCCGGACGTTGTAATAGGATTGCCGGCAATTGACAGCCCTGTGGGCACCGTCATGTCCACAAAAGTCACAGTGCCTGAGCCGCCAGTAGACGGCGTAAAAGGCGGCGCGAGTTGCAAATCATCCAAAGATGTTTGGTTGTTGCCGCCGCCAGTCAGGTTGAAAATGTTGAGAAAAAACCGATACCACTCACGCGACATTAATCCCGTGCGAGGGTCGATAATCTCGACCCGCGACGAAGGTAGGTTCGTTATATTAAGTTGTTCAGGCATTGGTCGGGCTCAGAATCAATTCAGCGCCCATAACGGCCACCTTCACTGGATCAGTCCCAGACACTTCGTAAACCCTGTCCCGCAACTTAAGAGTCATGCCCAACCGCCGCCAAAACACGCGCTGATAATGCGCGCCAATTTTGCCCATCGGTGACCAATGTTCGTTTGACCATGTGTGGCCACCGTCATCAGACCAACGCAACATAACTTGCGGGTCGTCGCCTTGACCAGTAGCCAAACCAGTACCAGACTCGCAGTTTAATTGCAAAGTGTGATGCGCGGTGCGCTTAAGGTTGTTTTGTCCACTGGGTAGCGCGCGCCATGAACGCAGCCATTTTTGAGGTTGATCATTGTCGGCATAAACATTCAAGGTCATCTTGTAAATGTTGCCATTTTCAAAATCACCCACAATGGTGTTGCCACCAAAGTTGCATTGGCAGTTAGACCGATGACGAGTAAAAGCCCCGTTATACCAACCCGCGCGCTCATGCCACGCTTGAGTGGCCACGTCGTACACCCATGTGGCGTTGCCTGTGGGAAACGTCAGAACATAAAAAGCATGGCCTTCTTGCTGATAGGTATACGCAATTGCATCTGAAATATTGCCGTATTGGGCGATTGCATATTCGATGGCGTGAGTGGATACCCGTTGCCCAGTGTAACCATTGGCGCGGTAAACGATGCCTTGGCCACGGGCGTCAGTGCCCAACCAAAACAAACCATTGTCTAATTTGGCCACCGAAAACGCTGCTACACAACCAATTTCGTTGAAAGCACCTTGGATGCGAGTCAATGGGAAGTCGGCCAATCCAGCGTCGTACCAGACTTCGATGGAATCAGTGCCAAATAGCCATGCTTCGCGGTGGTCAACATTGATAGCCACCAAACCATCGGGAGAACCTTCGGCGCTAGCAAAATCTAATGGATCAACGGACAAACCGTCAAGCAAAGAAGTTACCCATACTTTTTGACTGTCAGGCTGGTTAAATACAAAATAGCCATCTAAATAACCAACAGTTGACGCGCCAGGGAAATCAGGATCAGTAATTTGCTGAAATACGTCAGTGACTTCGTTGTAAATATAGCTGTCAGGATTGCAAGCAAAAAATATTTGCGTTCCGTTGTCTGCAATTGAGACAGGGCCAGTGCCGGTCACTGCGCCAAGAAACCTTGGTACACCCGTCATACTATCGAGCTTATAGACTTCTAAGCCTGACACAACATAGAAATCAGAGCCATTGGTTTGATGCGCCCAAAGGGCACGGATTGGGCCTAAGCCAACCGTTTGCAAAAGCTCAAGCCCAGGGCATCTTGTCAAAAATGCAACGGTTTGACCGCCATCTGGCGTGGCCTCGGGGTACAGATTGACCATGCGATTGTCGGCAGCATTGACGCTGCGAGCGACGTAGCTGGAGCCAAGAATCGGGGATTGCATTAGTAATTACCGGCGTAAATGTTGAATCGTTGGCGTGTGGCCACAATGGCGTAGGGCATTGACATAACGTCATCAGGATTGTTGATGCGTTTCAAGTTACGCTTGGATGTCATGGCAATTCGCTGCACTTGTGGGCTAGGTTCGACGCCAAACTCAGGCGCAAATTCCATTGCCAAGTTGTATGTGAATGCGCGCAAATAGCCTGGGGGAAACAAGATTTCAGTTACCAAAGTAGCAGGCTGATCTAACTCTTGCACACTGATAAAGTGCCATTCCAAGTCCCGTGTAGGCTTGGGATAAACCGTCATCTGAATATTGGGATATTCCATGTTAATCCACATGACCTGTGGATAAGTGGAAGTCACAGTTTTTACCGCAATACCGTCATATTGCTGTTGATTGATAAACTTGATACCGAAAGACACGTTGGTGCCTGGGTCGCGATAGTAAGTTGCGTCGTCCAACAAGATTGGGCGAATACCGTCAAAACCGCCAGCCGCCGCGCCTGAAGGGCCAAGATGGCGTTGAATTTCACCTGCAGGCCAAGTAAACACTTGGTCGATGGTATTGAAAACAGCTAGGCGCTCGGTGTTCCATGAGTCAATCATCTGATTGAGCGCGGTCAAAGCGTCTTGGGAAACAGACGCAGAAGGTGTTTCACCTTCAGCCAACACGCCAAGCAATCGTAATGCTCTATTGATTTGATCGCCAGCAGTGTATGTGGCCATGTTTATGCTCCTTGTTCGACCACCTCTGTGGGTCGGCTACGACGACGTTTAACTTCCAGTTCGTTGACGACAGGAGCCGCCTCAACAGGCGTGTCTAAAGTATATCGTACCCAGCCATTTTTTTCATCTTCCACTGCTTCAAGCTCCATGGTTGCGACCTTGGCACCGTGAACGGGGTGAGACATGTAAATAACAGCCATAATTTGAGAACGGGGGCTTTTGGCCCCCGTTTGGTTAGGTTGCGCCGTGGATGATGGCAAAGTTGATGATGACAGCTTCAGAGTATGAAGTTGCGCTCAGGTTACGCAAAGAAATTAAACAAGTGCCCGCAGCCATATATGAAACGTAAGTGGTGTAAGCGCCAGCAGCACTACCAGTAGTATTGCTAGAAACATTCACAATAACTACGTCGTTGGTTGAAATTAAACTGTTGGTCAGAATAAATGACACCACTGCACCGCCAGCCAATGCTGCGTTGTTCATTGTGATACGACCAGCAGACTTGTTAAGAGTTACCCCTGTGGCTTTGTCTGTTGCTTGTGTCACAGTGCCTTGTGCTGCTGATGAATAGCCAATTTCTTGGCTAGCGTAGCAGGTAGTAAATTCGGGATCGCTATATGCGACACCGCTTGCTTGTGTATTTGGCATGATTTTTTCCTTTAAAAACGGGGGCCGAAACCCCCGTTAATTACATCAAAAACGCCGAATAAGCTGCGTCGCCGGTCTTCACAAAACGGTAAGTGTAAGCACCGAAACGTGGGACAGTGACTGAGCCAAAAATCGTAATACCAGTGCCTGTTGTGACAGGAACGGTAGACGATGCGCCAGTGTTGTTGTTGTTGCAAATTGTCAAGCTAAAAGCTGAACCAACTTTTGCGCTTGGGATAGCTGCATCAAGCAACGCTGCTGTGGGCAGAGTCACGGTCAATGTAGCGTCACTTGCTTTTTTGCAAACAACCAAACCAACTGCTACATCAGCCGCAGTCAGAGTAGTGTCTGCGGTCAAAGTAGTAGGGATGGTTTGTACGGTAAGTTGAGCTTCTGTCAGGTTGCCGTCACCAACTTGGTAACCGCCTGCGCCATTAGGTAATGCCATGATAAATTTCCTTAAAAAGAGTTACGAAGACAGGGGCCGAAGCCCCCAATCAATTTAGCCCCACATGCGGCAGGCCATTTGTGGACGGATTGTGCTGTAGCCATACAGAACGTCAATACGGCAAGGCATACGGTCGTTGTTGATATCGTACTGACGAACAACGCGCAAGCTGATACCGTTATGAACTGCGCGAGCAGCCATATCGACGCCTTGGGGCAACAACAAGTCGGCGGTCGCAAAAGTGATCGCGTCTTTGTGGTAGATCAAGTTTTGTGGGTACTGAGTGCTAGCAGTGCCGGTGAACACGACGGCTTTGCTGGTAGCAGGCAAAGTCAACATGGTGGCCAAAGCATGGCTGGCTGAGTACATAGGAGCCACGGTCACAGTAGCAGTTGTGGTGCTGGTTGAGGAAGCCAAAGCCACAAATTGGAACAACGAACCGGTGGATTCACGGGTTTGTGGGTTCACAGCGTAGCAATCAGCAATCGTAAACACGTCACCAACAGCGATAAGTTCACCAGAGCCGACAGTCAATGTCAGAGTGGAAGAACCTTCAGTAGTCACAGCAGCGCCAGTGGTGTTGCCAGTAGCAGCACGTGTGCCGGTGGTGTGTTGCTTGATTGACTGAGACATGTTGACTTCGTCAAAGCCCAACACGCCAGTGCCCATCATGCCGTTCTTGAACTGCTTGCTGATGGTGTCGGTGGGGTTGAACAAGCCTTTCATGCCTTCAACCAAACCAGCGTTAGCGGCGGGGTTGACGGTAGCGTAACGTGGAGACATCACGGCAGCGTTTTCGTTCAACTTCTGCTGGGCTTGCAACAAGACCAAAGAAGTTGAAGGAGTGGTGCCAGGTGTACCAACAGAGTTACCGATGGTTTTGTAAGCATTGGCAACGTCAGCATCAATGCTGGAAGCCAATTGGCTGATACGAGGCTTCAGAACACGCTCTGCGAAGTCGTCCAATTGCATGGTCAATTCAGCAGATGTGAAGTTCACGCCAATGTGCTTTTGTGAAGCAACAGACAAAGTTGTGTACTGTTCGTTGTCGTCTTGAACTTGCAAGGCGGCACCGTCAGTTACCAGAGCGCGGTCGGGTAAACGGATACGCAGTGTAGAACCAATCTTGGCACCTTCAACAGCAAAGCTGTCGTCGTACTGACGGTTCACGTTACGGGTGAGCACCAGATTGTTCTCGAGAATCTCGAGAGCTTTGCGGGTGATCATGTCGATCGTTAAGATACTATTAGACATGGAAAAAATCCTTCAAAAATTGTTTAGCGGTTGGCTTGCGCTTGCCACTTTTTCATCTGTCTTGCTCTTTCAGCTTCAATCCACTGCGAATCGGTCATGGTCTTGGTAGACCGTGGATCCGTAGTGTCATAAGCTGGGCCCCCAGAGGAGCGAGCTGTGACAGGCGAAATCGGTGCTGGCGCAGACGTGGTTCTTTTCACAGGAGGATCATTGGCCATTTTGGCCTCAATCTTCCCAATTTCTTTGGCTTGCATGATAGGCGCAAGACGAGAGATTCGATCTGCTTCCTTGGGGTTTGCTCCGAGGTAGTAAGCTACTTCAGGGCCTATATCCGAGGCGCGAATCGATTCAGCCATCACGTTTGTGATTGGAAGTTTTGGGTTGTAGGCGACTTGTTCAAAATCGTCGTACTTATTCCGAGCTTCTTCTTCCTTTTCGTGATAGGACTCAAGAATTGCAGATTGCTGCCTTGCTTGTTCTCGCTGGGCGAGTAGTTGTTCAGCTTTTTCATAGGCCAATGCATCTGCATAGGCTTCAGTGCTTTCAAACTGATCGACTGACGGGATACCTGCTGGCGCTCTCAGCGTTTGGGCTTCCGCTTGACGTTGAGACTGCTCTCTTTCCCACTTACGTTGTTCTCTTGCAAGCCTTTTGCCGATTGCTGCATCGAGTTCTTCTTGGGTAAAAACCCTTGATTGCTCTTTTGCTTCTTCAGCGACTTCCGGCGCATTTGTTTGTGCTTCAGGAGTGGCCGTCACTTCTGCTGCGGGCGCGGAGTCTACTTCCGCTAAGGGTTGTTGGACTTCTTCAGTCATTTTTGAATCTCAAAGATTCCCTGGTGAGCCGCACCAGTACGGTTAATCGTAGATAACTGTCGCAACTGGGGTTGTTCCGCCCAATACGACATATAGTCCTTTGCTGAAGTATACGCCTGCTTCGTCGCCTGGCAAGGGGTAGTTGCCTGGGGAAGCCGCGATAAACGTAGCAATCAATGTGGTGCCGCTGGTGCTGGCCGTGTCGCTGTCATACACCGCAACAGTGGGGGCAGTGCCAGAACTGACAAAAATGCCTTTGAGTTTGCCTGCACCAACTTTTACTTGTGATGTGGCAGTGAGAGCTTTGTAATTTGCCATGATGTGTCCTTATGCCAAAAAGCGGAGTTTATAAAGAGTACGCAGATAAATCTCAATGATATTATCAATCAATTGTTGTAATGACGTATCAGTTCTGTCCACTACTTCGTAGCGGCACTTCTCAATATCATCCAATTGCCCTTGCAAGAAATCAATAATATTGGATGTCTTGGTGGCTGAATGCAATGTGATTGGCCCCATCAAACCGTGTCGGCCTTGATAGGCTTCGGCAAAGTCATCAGCAGCATCAATAATGCGGTCATAAAAAATATTGAGCGCAACATGCTTGGAATAGCTGCGGGTGTTGAGATGCACTGAATGAGTTACGTCTCTGGCCAAAAACAGCATTCCGACAAAATCGGCGGCTTTGTACATCATTGGGGCATTCCTTGTGGTGGCATACCTTCTTGAGGCGGCATACCTTGTTGTTCCATGCCTTCTTGAGGCATTTCAGGGCCAGTATCGACATCTCGGCCAGGCATTTCGCTCACCAAATCGCCTGAAGTGATCATGCCATGCACGGTGCCCAGCACAATATCTTGGATCTGTTCGGGTGACATGCTGGCTTGAACAGCCGAAATACGCTGTGTTTCAGCCTGATACGCCTTAACTTGCGCCTCAAAATCTTTGCGGTGCATGTCTTGCGCTTCAATCGATTTGCCCACATTGGTGAGCATTCCATGCAATTGATCCAACTCTTGGCCCATGGCTTGGATTTGCTGCTCGGCGGCTTGCAATTCGGGCGGCTTGTCGTCTTCGGCCATGAGTTTGGGGTCGATGGTTTTGGCAAACCGCTTGGCCATCTCTTGCGCCCCTGGCCAGTCCATGTTTTTCACAAACAAATCGCCGGCCACAGCCCACAATTGTGGGTTGCCTTGCAGCAACTGAGCCATGGCTTCCAAGGCTTCTTGACGTTTGGTTGCGTACCCTGGGCCAGTGGCCACCACCACGTCGTACTTACCGACGCTTGGGTTGTAGATCTTGTCGATCACCACATCGGGGTTATCGGGAGATGTAATCTTACGAACTGCTTCGGGCTGATCAGGGTTTAACTTGACCATCTTGGTTTCGCCGTCCACGCCAATGATGCGAGCCACGCGCTGTGTGTCGTAAATCTTGGGAATCAAGTCCACCAACTGACGCACGATGTGACGTACGCCACGGGCTAGGTTGTCACCGTAGTGGTATGTGCCCACGTCACCTTCACGCTGGCGCGCAAGAATAGCTTTGCCTGAGCGTTCGTTTGAGCGCATACCCAAAGACGCATCATATTGACCTGTGGTCGATTTGATGTCCTCAGACGCACCTGCTTTGGCCTGCAACAGCCCGCTAGAGGCCATTGGTGGCTGCGCCCGCTGGGGTAATGGCAACATACCACCTGCACCGTCTGTGACGTCAGGATTAACCTCCAAATAAGGCCAATTGTTAGTGTTTGCCGTCTTCCACTGGGTTTCATAGCCTTCAAATTGGCCACCGTAGCCAATAAATGGCGCTTTTGGAGCCAAGGCCAGCATCTCTGCTTCTTGGCTCACCCAGTAGTTGTACATGCGCTGGGCATCCTTGGCGTTACGCACAAGGCCAGACACATATAGACGACCGTCAACTTCAAATTCATTACCGACGATGCGAACTACTGGGATCCACTTGCCCGCCCAATTGCGTTCTTCAAGAATTTCATAGCCGTTAATCTTGCAGTATTTAACTTGGACACGATCAGATTCACGAGATTTTTTAGGTTTTCCATAAAGTTCTTTCAGTTGTTTGTCCTCTGGAGTGCCTTCAAACGCGGTCACATTGCCAGGATACAGGTTGAGCGTTGCTTTGGTGTAGTCGAGGTAGTAGTAGTCAGCCACCCGCACGGTGTCTTCAGTCAGCCATTGGCTCAGATTCTGATCGCCAACACCTAGCGACTGCAAGGTGGTGATGGGTGCTGAGTTGGGGTATGTGCGAGCGTATTCGTCTTTGGGGATATCTTCAGTAATCAAGCACCATTTGGCATCTGCGCCAGTTGGGTCTTGAATCATCGGATCCATGTAGACGCTGAATGAGTTGCGAATGCGGCCAATCTTCAAGTCTTGGTCGAATGTGTTTTCGTCGCAATACTCGGTCAGGATTCGGATGTAACCTTCGCCGTAGGAGACTTGGTTTTCACAAGCGGTGTCGTAAGCAACGTCGGCGTCGCTGATGTATTCGATGTGCCTGACCATGCCGTTAAAGATTTCGGCGACTTCGACGTCGGCGTCATCATTGGCTGGAATAACCTTGCCACTTGGGCGGTTCTGCCTTTGGTCGTTGGTGACTTGTCGGACATGTTGGGGCAGCTTGTTGATGGTAAGCGTTGGTCGTGCGTTGATCGTTTGACCTTGCACTGCGCCGCGCGTTGCCAACACGTCCGCTGGCCACTGCCAATGGTTGTCGGGTGAACCGGCGTAAAACTTCAGGTCATCAATCTCATCTTCACGACTTTCAGACAACGCGGCAATCGCCATGTTGAGGCGAGTGCGGGCGGTGGACAGAATACTGGATTCAGTCTTCTTGTCGCCGCCGTTGGCCACAGCACCGGCTGCGGCGATGCCTGTGTAATCTGCCATTATTTTTTCTTTGTTGGTTTCTGCGCTTCGCGCTTGACTGAGTATGCAATTGCAACGGCCTGCTTGACAGGCTTACCAGCCGCGACTTCAGCTTTAATGTTTTTGCGGAATGCTTCGGGAGATTTTGATTTGACGAGTGGCATCATTTCCCTTTCTTGGCCGTCTTGGCCGAATCTTTGAATGCCTTGGCAGTTGGTGCACCAGGTGTGCCAGGCTTACGCATTTTCTCACCTGAGCCTTCTTTGATACGCTCTTGTTTAGCGTGAATATTCGCATAGAGTCCAGGTTTAGTTGCCATTTTCAGCACTTCCATCGTTTAAGTGAAGCCTTGGCGCGTTCAGCATCGCCTTTAGCATGCTTGACCACACCTTCCATGCGAGCGCAAAAACTAGCTTTGCGCCCTTCGTCTGCTTTCGTTTTGGGGCTGGGTGCTGGCGCTTTCAAGTTACTACCTGTTGCGGCGTTGTATTTTTCTCGGCCTTTGGCGGTCAATCCCGCGCCCTTAGACACAGGGAGCTTTTCACCACGACCAACACTGAGAGATACACTTTTCTTCATGCGCCCATCCATCCAGTTGCTACGGCTCTTTGGCCTGAGTATACCTTGCGTGTGGCCTCAATGTACTCGCGATGCGCCACAGGAAACGCAAATGTAACAGCAATCGCGTCGGCGGCGTCGGGTGAGGCCAGCCCCCGCGACTTCATGTCTTTCTTCGATTCCAAGAAAATTGTTCCACGTGAATCAGGCTTCATCATAGGCGAAATCAGATCCGTTTTCAAGAACCTGTCGTTGGGGATGCTAGCTGTCTTAAGCCATTCGCGCATTTCGCCCCACATCTGCGCCCTCATATTGCCGTACATGATCGGGTTTTTGGCCTTGTTTCCAAAGTTTACGCCTTTGATCTTGTAGCGTTGCTCTTTGAGTCTGTCCACAATGCCGGCACCCAGCCCGCCTTCGTCGATCACGACCAATGTAGGCTTGAATTCCTCAATCGCTTCGATCACATGCCCCACCACCGTCATGGTGTCGTCGCCTCGGTGGCGCATGATCTTCACGATGTCCCGCCCTTGCCGCACCGCAATGACGGTCGCGTCAGCCCCGAACCGTGCGGGGTCTACGCCAATCACGATTGGCGCCGACTGATCCTGATATTTCTTTCTGGCCATGGCGTCGTCCACGATGTTGGCCGCAATAAACTGATCGTCGCCCGCGTTGGGAAACATACCGTACACCTCGACGTGCGCTTGGCTCGAGTCCGGCCCATATTCGTCGATGATTCGCTGATAAACCGCCTTATCCGTGCCCTCGACCGTGCGGGCGTCCACCACACGGGTGCGCCAGAACTCACGTTTACTGTTAAACGCTTCGTAAAAGTACCCCGTGTTGCGCCGTGGGTTACTGAAAGCCAACCAAAAGCGATTTGGCGTGTTTTCTGTGAAAAAACCACCCGTCACCGCCCAAATCGAGTCGTCAATACCTGACGCCTCGTCAAAAATCACCAAAACACCGTCAAAGTTGTGCACACCAGCGTAAGCGTCGGGGTTTTCCGCTGACCACAGCCGCCCCTCGACGCCCCAATAGCGTGTGCCTTTCTTCAAATCCCGTTCAACCAGCTCAGTCAGCCACTTGGCCGGCATGACTCGGGTGGCTGACACCTCAAACCAGTGTGAGTTGATTGACATTGCCAGCCATTTTGTGATTTCCGCCCAAGTGATCGAGCGCAGTTGAGACTCACTGTTGGCTGAAATGATGGTTGTCGAGCCAATTCTTGTCGCCACCATCCAAATCGTGACCCAACTGACCAGTGCCGACTTGCCAATACCACGGCCAGACGATATTGCCTCTTGCAATACGTCAAAGTCCAATTTATTGCTATTAGCTTTAATATGCACTGCAATATCCAACAGCACCTCGCGTTGCCATTTGCGCGGGCCCGTGAAGTGTTCCAGCGGCGTGCCTTTGACGCCCCAGGGAAACGCAAACATTACAAACGCCAGCGGGTTGTCCTTAATGGCCGGACTCCACAGTCGGGCCATTAACTCTTGTTCGTCCTCAGCGCTGTAGATGGTGTTCTGCATGTGTCTCTTGTTCTAAGCGTGGGCTGGGTTCGTTGGCGATCACGTCAATAACCCGTGACTCGGCTTGGCGTAACGCGCCGATGATGCTGATGCGCTGATCGACATCTATGCTGATGGACTGCTTGGCCACCCAGCCGTGTGAGTGTTGCAGGATGGCCAGCGCCGCCTTGGCGTCGCCTTCGGTCGCTGCTTTGTGCAAACACTTGGACATTTCCAGTTCGCCGTCGGCTTTGCCTTTGAGCGCGGCCATGTCCGCTATTGGATCCAACTCACACAGTTGCCGGTACTCGGTGGGCAACATGCCGGAGGCCAAGGCCAAGGCGTCGCCTTTGAGGCCGAGCTTGGCGGCTTCGTAAATCTTGTTCAAGCGCGCTTCGGTTGCAACGATCTTGCGCGGCTCAAAAGGTAGGCTGTGGAACGTCATGCGCGGAATATACCAAAGAAATGCTGGCGCAGGGAGTTCCAGAAATACAAAGTTAAGGAGCTATGGTCAATCCAGTTGCTATGCACCAGCGACCGGAATATATCAGGCTGTGGGTCATGTGGGCAATGTTGTCACTGGTTTGGAATTGGTTTTTAAAAATAAAAATTAAAAAAAATTTTGTTTGTGAACCCTCCGTCCACGTGGGCCTTTAGCGCCGGCCCTCCCTCCCCCCTCAAACCAAAATGAACATTACTGAATCCTTACAGCCATAAGTTAGTGAGTGCTTACTTACACCTGGTAAGTTAGTGGCCACTAACCTTTATCATTCTGCTAAGTGAGTAAGCACTAACTTAGAGAAGTAAGCACTTATTAACATGGCCATCGGCTGGTGGTTAGTGGCCACTAACATGGCCATTTGACCTAAGTTAGTGGCCACTAACCCAAAAAGTGTGGGTCATTTGGATGACCCACACTATTTCCCTTTAAAATCATAGGCTTACGTCATTTTTTGGGTTTTGTGGGTCATTTTTTCAAGAATTTGAGTCGCGGCCAAAACGGCGTGGCTCACATCCTACTGTATAGCTATTTAGTATTACATTTTTAAAATCCTTTATATATACCCTAAAAAATGACAATATGACCCACAAATAAGCTCTAAGCCTCGTATTTATTGGTTTTTTTGTAGGTCATTTAAACCGGTGCACGGTTGCCCACACAATACCTAAACTGCCTACAAAAAATAGGGTAAACACCTATATATTTATGCAAGTAAATGCCTTACGCTATCAGTGCGCGCAAGCGCAGCAAAACTTATTCTCAAATCAACTAAAGGAAAGTAAAAAATGATAACCCTTAAATTTAACACCGGCCGCGAATACACCAAGTATGGCCAGCGCATTGCAGCCACGCAATTAAAAACCGGCCAAATTATTTTGGTCGATATCGACCGGCGCGTTGACGCCATGTTGCCCGCAAACGTGGAATTCACACAGGCTGACATTATGTGTTTTTACGATATCGGCTGCTATATATACCCAAATGATATCGGCATGTCATATGTCGATTATTACGTGTTGGTCGAGCAGCTGCGCGCGCTGGCCAATACTTGGACACATAATTCAATCAACTAAATTAAAGGAAAGTAAAAAATGCAAGTACATTTAACACTCAAAAGCGCCAACGCAAAAACCGGCCCCATTCCCGTATCGACCACCGAGCGCGCAAGCTGCCCGCCGGACTGCAGCGTACGCGACGCATGCTATGCGGCCAGCGGGCCGCTGGCCTTGCACTGGGCCGCTGTCAGTGCCGGCACGCGCGGCACGTCGTGGGGCCAGTTTTGCGACACGGTGGCCAGCATGCCCGCTGGCCAATTGTGGCGGCACAATCAAGCCGGTGATTTACCTCAAATTGACGGGACCGTCGACGCTGTAAAGCTCGGCCAATTGGTGGCCGCGAATGCTGGCCGTCGCGGGTTTACCTATTCGCACCACCGCGACGCGGCCAGCATCGCATGGATCCGCCACGCCAACACGTGGGGGTTTACCGTCAATTTATCGGCCAACGATTTGGCCGACGCCGACGCGCTGGCCGACCATGCTGCCGGTCCGGTGGTGGTGGTGCTGCCCAGCACTCAAACCCAAAACACCACTACGCCAGCGGGCCGGACCGTGGTTATCTGTCCGGCCACCCAGCGCGACGATGTGAGCTGCGCGACATGCCAACTATGCCAGCGCCAACGGTCGACAATTGTCGGCTTTCCGGCCCATGGCACCAAAAAACGGGTTATAGATATCAAACTGGCCGCGTAGAGTGTCAGTGCATGGCCATACGGTGGCCATGCGCGGACAATTCCGTCCGGTGACAGTAAACGAAGGGTAAACCATGACAATCAAAACAATGATCGCAAAATATAAGGGCACGTGTGCGCGCACGGGCGCGCCTATACGGCCAGGCGACGAGATAGCTTATGACACGGCCACGCGCCAAGCATGGATAACTGACGAAGACGACCGGCCACGCCGCGCCAGCACGTACGTGTCGGACGTGTTTCAAATAGGCGGGCGCGAATACTACCAAAACAAAAAAGGCCGGTGTATTGACGCGCCATGCTGTGGGTGCTGCACATGACCTACTACAAAACCAAAGCGGCCGCGCAAGCGCTGGCCGATGAATTGACGCTACAAGATCGCGACGCGTGGCGGTATGAGGTACACGGTGCCGCGCGCGGGTTTTACGTGGCGGTATTTGACGACGACGGGCATTTTTTGGGAAATCTATGACTATTCGACAATTTTTTGACGCGCTGGGCTTTGCTTTATGCATCGCTCTGCCCTTTGTTTTATATTTTTGGAGCATGACACCATGACAACGACCGAACTAGAACGGGCTGCATACGCGGCCGGCGACACCGACCGCGCCCAGTTGTTGGCGCGTATTGACGACCTCACCGAGGCGCTAGGGCGCGCGGTGGCCGAGAATGAGGTGCTGCTCGAAGAGCGCGACGCGCTCGTTATCGAATTGCAAGATCTGCGGGAGGTGCTGCAATGATTCACCCACTATTAGCCCAGGCGCTCGCGCCTTGGACACCACCGCCAGCCCCTACACCGTGCAACCTAGTAACGCGCGCGCTTATTATGGGGCTCACCGCGCCGGACGCCGAGCGCGCGCAACAGTGCGCCGACATGGCCGAACATTGGGCGCAGGGGCTCACCGACGCCGAGGTCGAAGCATGTAAAGCGGAGGCCATGCAATATGTCTAACCTCGCTGACTTTTGCGCCACGCCGCGCACAATGTACGAACTCGAAGCCGAAGGGTTTACCCGCGACCAAGTCTATGGGGCAGTGAAACGGGGCGAGCTAGTCAATCAAAACCGCAAGGACGCCTGGGGGCGCACAAGGCGCGGCGCTGGCCTGTTCACCGTGGCCGCACCGGCACCGGTTTATGACGCTGCGGCACTGGTGGACGCATGGCGCTAATCGTCGCGGCCATTTTGGCCGCTATACTGGCGGTGCTGTTTAACCTCTAAGCAGTTGCCAAACCCTTACAAGCCCCCCTTACGGGGGCTTTTTTTATGCTTCGACCATGTCGCGGAGGTCGGACTTACTGACACGCGTGTGCTCAGGGGCGCAAAATATATGCTTCTTGGTGCTATGGGTGCGCGACGCGACGCGCCCCATGTCTACCCAATTGGCCTCTTTAAGCGCGTGTAAGAGCGCGGCCTGCACAATCTTGACGCCAGCGGGTGCCATGCCTTGCAGGCGGTCGCAAACCCCGTGGAAGGGGGACGCAATGACACCGCGCGAGAATTCACCGACGCGCCGGCGTAGCTGATCGACAAGGAACGACTCGGCCGTGCTCATGCCGTGCTCGACCATGATGGCCTTGGCCTCGGTAAGCGGTGGGGGCGCGTTGGGGTTCCAGTCGGACACATCGCGTGTGTGGAGGTAATGGGCGACGGCCTCGAAGCCGCCTCGGTGCTGGTACCAATTCCACAAGCTCACCGCGTGAGCCTCTGATAGCTTAGGCGCTGCGCTCCATAGGACGAACCAACGGCGATCCTCTGAGGGTAACGAGATGGCCACACGCTCATTGGAAAACGCAATGACGAACACGCGGTTGAGCGCCATGTAGGGGTGCAAGCCCTTACGGTTGACCATGAGAAGCTCAGGGGGCGCTGCGATGATGGGTTTGAGGGTGTTTTCCAACGCGCGCCGGTCTTTGGCCTCTGCTTGGCGTAGCTCGGCGATTTCCATCACTTCGCACTCGAGCGCGTAGCCCCACTGGGAGTTAAGGTCTTCGTTTTTGACTAGCGAGCAATTGGCCTTGGCGTCGCCGCCGATCGCCCAAAAGAACGGGGCGAAGAGGGTGTCCTTGCCGCTGCCATGGTTGCCGCCCATGAGGATGGCGTGGTTGATCTTATGGGCGGGGAATTGCACCTTATGCGCCAACGCGTTAAGCAGGTGCTCACGCTCGAAGGGCTCGGGCACCATGCGCTCGACGTGCTCCAGCCATTTGGTGACGTCACCGGCCTGCGCCTTGGGGCGCGCGTCGCGCCAGCGGTTGCCGTAGACCAAGCCGTCGCGGGCGACCAAGATGGACGCGCCAGCGGCGTAGGTGATGCCGGCCAACGCCTTGGCGCCCTTGGCTTGGCGGTTTTCGTCAAAGCAATGCGACGCCTCAATCCGACGCTTGGCGTTGTGGATCGACTTGCAGTCTATGTGCCGGAATAAGGCGTTGAAGGTGCTGCGGGTCACTTCGCGCCGGTCGGTCAAATCAAAATAACCATCGTCTGCTTGGACATAGGCGAACCGTTCGTACCATTCGGCCTTCTCAATACGGCCAAGCTCTTTGCGCTCGACCTCGGCGATGACGCGAGCGGCCTCGTTGGGGTACTCGACCGTGGGGGTGAGCTTGGACAGGGCTGAATCCATCGCCTGCGCCAGCAATTCCTCACGCAGGCCAGGGGTGTGTGCTGGCCCGCCATTGTCGGCGACCCACTGAAGGAACATGCGCGAATCGAAGTCCACGCAATGCGAATGCAGGCAACAGTAGGCGCGGTTGGCGGGCATGTAACGGCCTTCGGGGTTGCCGTCGCTGTGCTCGGCACCGTTGGGACAAATGACGCCAGCCCAACCCTCGCCGTTGGGTCGGGAAAGGAGCAGACCCTGCTCGGACAGCCACGCCATGACGTCGTCGGCACCGTCGTCGGACAGTCTGATGGGGCGCAGGGTGAGCGAATCGGCCTCGACGGGCGTCACGCCAAGCGCGGCGCAGATGTCGGGCAGGCTGTACTCGCGCTCGGGGTGGAACTCGACTAAGCGGGACTCAAAATGGTTGCGGTCGGGTTTTAGATTTACGCTCCCTGGGAGCCGGAAATTGCGAACAGGGTTGCAGGCACCAGGGTCGGTGTAACCCGCGTCGGCGATCGCTTTGATGGCTGCGCTGAATTCGGCCTTGGTCGGCTGGTCGCTGAAGGCGTAGCCCCACTGGAATGAACCCTCGGACGTCTCCATGATCCACGTGGGCTCAAGCGGAGGCGTCTTGGACTTGGTGCCAATGTCGTCAAGCATCATCACAAGGATGTACTCGCAATTGGCGGCGGACGCTGACACGCGGCCATCGGCAAAGCGGTCGATGATGAAGCTGGCGGTGTTGCCGTACCACGCTTCGTTGGCCTTGGTGCCCTTGCTGGGCAGGTACGCTGGCCACGTGCACTTGACTGCACCATCGGCGTGGAGTTGAATCTTGCCGTCTTTTAATTGTGGTTTTTGACGCACAATAAGTGCGGTTTCGCCGGTTGGGGCGAGTTTTGTGATAAAGTCCAAAAATTCCAAGTTAGTGCTCCCTTACAAGCCCGCCTGCCAGCGGGCTTTTTATTTGCCATATCGAGACATGATCGCCACCTCTGCGCCAAGGGGTAAACCCTCAGCCCATGCAGGTGGCGTACACATCACACGTTCCAATCTTTCGGCCATTTCCTCTGGCCTATCGGTTTCCAACACGATCTCGTCATGCACATGCAACACCACGTCATCAAGCTGGCGCAGTGAGTGGCGCAACAGGTCATTGGCAATGGCTTGGGTGATATTCTCACACGCCAGCCCTTTCCAAAGCCGCGCCCGTGGCCATTCTTTGGCATCTGCCGCCGGTTTCCAAGCCGCCTTGGCGTAGGTCACGCCATCAGGCTCGAGTTTGGCAAAGGGGTAGCAAAGCACACGTCCAGAGGGCAAAGCATACCAAAGATGCTGACCGTCATACATATAGGTAACCCGACCCACGCTGAACTCATGGCCTTTGTTTCGCATGGCGCGGGTGTAGGCTTCTTCTA